TCCGGCTGCTGGCCGAGGTCGGCCACTACGTGCACGGCTTCCAACGCGCGAAGGCCGCCACGTCGGATCTGATCGGTGAGCTGTCCAAGTCGGAGCAGCAGCGGCAGAACATGACCCGGCTCGGCACCAGCCTGGTCGTCGCCGGTGCCGGCATCGCGGCTGGTATCGGCCTGGCCACCAAGGCGGCGATCGACTGGGAGTCGGCGTGGGCCGGTGTGGTCAAGACGGTCGACGGGTCTGAGGCGCAGCTCGGCATGCTGGAGGAGGAGCTGCGGGAGATGGCCCGCACCCTGCCGGCCACGCATGGGGAGATCGCGGCGGTGGCGGAGGCCGCCGGGCAGCTGGGCGTGGCGACCGAGGACGTGTCCGCCTTCACCCGGGTGATGATCGACCTGGGTGAGTCGACGAACCTGACCGCCGACGAGGCCGCCACCAGCATCGCGCAGCTGATGAACGTCATGGGCACCGCACCGGAGAATGTGGACCGGCTCGGTGCGGCGCTGGTGGAGCTGGGCAACAACGGCGCCTCCACCGAGGCCGAGATCATCCAGATGGCGCAGCGGATCTCCGGCGCCGGTGCGATCGTCGGCGCCACCGAGGCGGACGTGCTCTCCCTGGCGAACGCCCTGGCGTCGGCGGGTATCAACGCGGAGGCCGGCGGGTCCGCGATCTCCCGGGTGCTGGTGTCGATCGCCTCAGCCGCGGCCGAGGGCGGCGAGGAGCTGGCCGGGTTCGCCCGGGTCGCGGGTGTGTCGGCCGACGAGTTCGCCGCCCACTTCGCCACCGACCCGGTCGCCGCCCTGAACACGTTCGTGCTCGGCCTGGGCCGGATGAACGCGGCCGGCGAGGATGTGTTCGGCACCCTCGACGAGCTGGGCCTGTCGGAGACCCGCACCCGGGACGCGCTGCTCAGGTTGTCATCCTCCGGTGACCTGCTCACCCAGTCGTTGGAGGACGGGGCCCGGGCGTGGGGCGAGAACACCGCCCTGGCCGACGAGGCCGGCCGGCGCTACGAAACCGCCGCCTCCCGCATCCAGGTGGCCCAGAACCAGCTGAACGACTTCGCGATCGAGATGGGTGCGGTGTTCCTGCCGGTCGTCGCCGAAACGGCGGACAAGCTCGGCGGGTTTGTCGAGTTCCTGGGTGGGATGCCGGAGCCGATGCGGCAGGTCGCCGGTGTCACCGCGGCGGTGGCCGCCGGGCTGGCGCTGCTCGGCGGGGCGTCGCTGCTCGCCGTCCCCAGGATCGCGGCGACGAAGGCCGCGTTGGACCAGCTCGCAGCCTCCGGCGGCCGGACCGCCGCCGCGGTCGGGCTGCTCCGCGGCTCACTACGCGCGGCAACTGTCGCGCTGGGGCCGGTCGCCGCGGCCATCGCCGCGATCGAGTTGGCCTCCGCCGGCCTGGAAAACGTGCTGTTCGACGACCTGAACCCGCAGATCGACGCCATGAGCGTCGGCCTGGAGCGGTTCAACGAGACCGGTCGGGCCACCGGGGAGCTGGCGCGGGTACTCGGCGGGGACCTGCGCGGCACCGGTGACGAGCTGGAGCGGATCCTGGACGACCGGGTGTGGGACCAGGCGTCCCGCGGCATCCAGGATGCGCTGGGGAAGCTGCCGGGCACCTTCGGCGACACGATGGGGCGGATGGCCCGCGACCTGGACGCGCCGCGGGAGAAGGTGGAGGCGCTCGACCAGGCCCTGGCGGCGATGGCCCGCGGCGGCAACATCCAGGAGGCGGAGGAGGCGTTCGCCGCGCTCACCGCCGAGATGGGGCTGAGCGAGCATCAGAGCCAGCTGCTGCGGGACATGCTGGACGGTTGGGCCGCCGCCGCCGAGGTCGGTGCCGGGGTGGCCGGTGAGACTGCCGACGGGATGGCCGACATCGGCGGGGCGGCGCAGGATGCCACCACCGACGTGGAGGCGCTGACCGAGGCGTTCGAGGATCTGTTCGACATCCAGATGGGTATCGACCGGGCGACGATCGCCTACAAGGAGGGCCTGGAAGAACTCAAGGCGGAGCTGGACGACGGCGCCGCCTCCCTGTCGGCGAACAGCGAAGCCGGCCGGGCTAACCGCACGGCGGTGCTGGACCAGGTCGAGGCGATCGCCGACCTGCGGCAGGCGAACCTCGACAACGGTATGTCGATCGGCGAGGCCAACGACAAGTACCAGGACCAGCTTGACGTGATCGAGGACATGCTGGTCAAGCGGGGCTTCGAGAAGGACGCGGTCGAGGACCTGATCGACGCCTACCGGGAGATCCCCGATGCGGTGTTTACGGAGATCCAGACCCCGGGCATGGCGGACGCGCTGACAGCGGCGCGGAACCTGAAGGCCGGTATCGAGTCCATCCCCAAGAAGTGGACTGTGAATATCGACATCAACCAGGCAACCACCCTGCCGGGTACGGGCGGGTTCGGGAGCATCGCCCAGCGGCACGGCGGGCTGGTCGCCGCCCAGCGTGGCCGGCTGGTCCCGGCACATGTCGCCAGCTCGCCGACGGTGCTGTACGGGGAGCGCGGCACCGGGGTGGAGGCGTTCATCCCCCGGGATGGGATCTCCGCCGCCCGGGGTTTGGCGATCGCGGATGTGGCGGCGGGTTGGCACGGCGGCAGGGTGGTCACCCCGTGGCAGTGGCACGGCGGCGGGCTTTCCTCCGGGGCGGGCGGCGGTGCGGGCGCGTCCGGTGGCCAGTTCACCGGTGAGCTGTATCTGTCGTCCGGGGAGTTCCTGGGTGTGGTGCGGGGGGAGATCGCTCAGGCCCAGTCCGCCCATGACCGGGAGCTGCGGCGGAAGGTGGAGCAGGGATCGGGGGCAGCCCGGTGACCGTCGACCTGTCTACCTTCGATGCCGCGCTGTCCCGACAGCTGATCAGCATCTCCGCGTACCCGAACGGTGCGGTGCTGGTGGAACGCAGCCTCAACCAGCTGCTGTGGACCACGGTGCGGGGCGGGATATCGCTACCGCTCGTGGCCGGGGCCGGGCAGCTGTGGGATGCCGAGTTCGGCGCGGACGTGCCCAACCATTACCGAGTGACCCAGGCCAGCTTGGAGGACACTGTGGACGTTTTCACGAGCTCGGGGACGTGGACCAAGCCGCTCGGGCTGGTCGCCGCCCGGGTCACCGTGGTCGGTGGTGGCGGCGCCGGTGGTGGGGCGGCGACCACCGGTGCCGGGCAGTGCTCGGCGGGTGCGGGTGGGGGTGCGGCGGCGGCGGCGGTCGCGGTGATCCCGGCCGCCGACTTGGGTGCGACCGAGACGGTGACGGTCGGCGCCGGTGGTGCGGGGGCGTCCGGGGCCGGCGGCGGCGCCGGCACCACCTCCACGTTTACCCGCACCACCGGTACCGATGTGTCCGCTCCGGGTGGTAGCGGCGGGTCGGTGGCCGCCGCCTCGGCCACCCCGAACCACGTCGGTGGTGCCGCCGGCGGTACGGGCGCCACTGGCGGGGATGCGAACATTGACGGTGGTGGTGGTGGGGCAGGCCTGCGTTACCAGGCGATCCGCGGGCTCGGTGGCATCGGCGGTGCCAGTATCTTCGGCGGCGGCGGGCGGCAGCAGACCGGCGGTTCGGCCGGGGTCGCCGGCGTGGCGTACGGATCCGGCGGCTCCGGCGCGGCCAACTCGGAGTCCGCCGGGGCGTTCACCGGCGGCGCCGGGGCGGGTGGGATCATCATCGTCGAACACATCTTCGCCGGGTAGTCCCGCGATGCCTGAGACCGCGTCCATCACCCCGTCGCTGGGCGGCAGGGTGTGGATCAAGTCGGTGCGGCACCCGTTCCTCAACACGGCGGTGACCGTGTCCGACTACGGCGACATCGACAACGCATCCCGCTCGGCCGCGTTCCCTGTGGCCGGCCGGTCGCTGCCTACCGCGGTGACCGACCTGCACCTGGGCCGGGACCACCTGCTCGATGTGATCGTAGACAACGACGCCGACGACGCGCGGCTGGACCTGATGCTGCGCACTTCCGAGGTCCTGTTCATCCACCGGCCCAACGCGGCGGCCTCCGGGCTGGAGGGCAACCTGCTGCTGCCCGGCAGCATGCATGTGCTGGTGGGCACCGTGCGTAAGCACCGGCTGGGTGGGGTGTCCCGGTACCAGCGGTACACGCTGCCGCTGACCGAGGTCAACCCCCCCGGGCCTGACGTGGCCGGCGGAACATTGACCTGGGGGACGGTGATGGCGCTCTATGGTTCGTGGGAGGCGGTGGTCGCCGCACACTCTTCGTGGGCCGACCTGCTGGAGACCGTCGGCTCTCCGGAGGACCTGGTCGTCCTGTAGCCGGGGAGGCGTCACCCCGGCCAGGGGTGCCGCGAGCCACGACGCCGGGCTGTTGCCTTCTCCTGGCCAGGGCATGCCCACCGGTCCCACACTGGGCGCTCATCTCCCAGGTGCCGGCAGGTAGCCGCCGACAACTCTACCGCCGACGGGGGGTGGCTGCGCCGGTGGCTGTGGTCAACATGCTGGTCGGGGCGGTCACCCCGGGCGGGGCGACGTTCGTCGCCACGGTGGACGGTGGCGGGCCGGTCCGGGTGCAGGTGGCCGACAACGAGGCGATGTCCGGCGCGGTGTTCACCGCATCCGAGCCGGTCGACGCGCAAGGTGTCGCGAAGGTCAGCATCACGGGCCTAGCGTCATCGACAAGGTTCTTCTGGCGGGTCGAGGACAACGCGGTCGTCGACACCGATCCGACCGGCCAGTTCGTCACCTACCCGCCGGCCGGTGCCGCCGCAAGCTTCACGTTCGCGGCCGCATCCTGCGCCGGGCTGGACCCGGACTTCCCCGGCGTCGCCGGGGGGGAGCTGGACGCGACGCTGGTGTCCAACCATCCGGTGCACGACACGATCCGCACCCAGGCCGCCGGCTGGCTCGGGTTCGTGCACCTCGGGGACTGGGGCTACCCCGACTGGGGTGTGACGCTCACCGACACCGTCGCCAACCGGCGGTCCTTCCTGGACGACAACCTGGCCCAGCCCCGGCAGGGGCAGCTGTGGCGGGAGCTGCCGCTGACCTGGTTGCCGGACGACCACGACTTCCTGGCCAACAATCTCCGCGGCCCGTCGCCGAACTTCGCCCAGGTGTACCGGGAGCGGCTGGCCCACTACGACCTGCTCGACGCGGCGGGTGTGTGGCAGGACTGGCAGATCGGCCGGGTGCTGTTCGTCGGCGCGGACGTGCGTTCCCATGGGTCGGCCAACGGCGACCCCGACACCGCGTCCAAGACGATGCTCGGGGCGGCGCAGAAGGCGCGGCTGGGCAACCTACTGGCCACGTCGCAGGCGAAGCTGCTGGTGTGGATGTTGCCGCAGCAGTGGCTGGGCACCGCCGCTGATTCGTGGGCATCGTTCCAGACCGAGCAGGCCGAGCTGGTGGCGCTGTTCCAGTCGACCGGCTGGGCCGGGCGGATGTGCATCGTCTCCGGCGACTACCACGGCCTGGCCATCGACTCCGGCGCCAACTCTCCGGGCAACATCCCCGTGCTGCAAGCCGCGTCCCTGGACGCCACCCCCGGGCTCGGGACCGGCGGGATCTACAGTGCGGGCAACCTGGACGGGCGGGGCCAGTACGGCACCGTCGCGGTGCAGGATCTGGGCACCCACCTGCTGGTGACGCTCACTGCCTGGCGGGGCACCAGCACTGTGTTCACACACACGTTCACCGTCGCCGGTGACCCACCGACCAGGCCCGCCACCGGGGCGCTGCACCGCACCCTTCCCGGCTCCCACCGGATGCTCGCCGAGGCCCGGGTGCTAACCACCTTTCAAACCGGGGACACCCCGGCTGGTGTCCAGGTCGACATCCTGGACGGGGATGTGGTGCTGGACGGCACCGCAGAGGTGCAGCGTTCGCTGGTGCTGGCGACCACCGGAACGTGGCCCCGCCGCGCGGGCGACCTGCTGGCCCCGTACGGCAACGAGATCTTTGTGCGCCGCGGCGTGGACCTGGGTCCGGATGTGGAGCCGTTGTGGTTCCCGCTCGGATTCTTCCGGATCGACACCCCGGAGCAGGACCGGGTGCCGGACGGGCCGATCCGGCTGTCCTGCCAGGACCGGATGGCCGGTATCGTCGATGGTGAGCTGCTGGCACCCAGGGAGCTGGCCGCCACCCGCACCAACCAGTCCGTTTTTGATGAGCTGGTCGGGGAGATCTACCCCGACGCCACCGTGATCTTCGACGGGTTGGCGTCGGAGACCCTGGGCCGGCCGCTGGTCGCCGAACGCTCCCGGTACCGGATCCTGCGGGACATCGCCGACTCACTCGGCAAGATCATGTACTGGGATGGGGAGGGGTTCCTCCGCGTCGAGGACGCCCCCGACCCGGGCGATCCGGTGTGGGACGTGTACGCCGGCCCGGGCGGGGTGCAGGTTGGCCTGTCCCGCACGCTGACCCGCCGTGGGGTGTACAACGCGGTCGTGGCTACCGGTGAGGGCGGCGACAGCGGCGACCCGGTACGGGCCGTGGCGATCGACGCCAACCCCTTGTCCCCGACGTGTTTCGGCGGACGGTTTGGCCGGGTCCCGAAGTTCTACGCCAGCCCGCTGCTGACTACCGCCGGGCAGGCGGCGACCGCTGCGGCGGCGATGCTGCGTCGGCTGGTCGGTCTGCCCTACCAGGTCGACTTCCAGGCCGTCGTGAACCCGGCGTTGCGCCCGCACGACCCGATCCGGATCCGCGACAAGGCGGGCAACCGGGAGCTGCACATCGTGGAGCGGCTGACCATCCCGCTGATCGCCGGGGCGTCCATGTCGGGCACCACGCGGGAGCAGACCCTGGTCAACGTGCAGGTATGAGCAGGAGGTAGGAGGCATCATGCCGAGCACACCGGTCTACGGCTGGCCTCTGCCGGACCGCAACGACGTGCCGGACGGGCCGGAGCAGTTGGTCGACCTGGCCGACGCCATCGAGAGCACCGTCTCCGGGCTGGACGCCGAGGTCGAGCCGGTCCGGGTCGGCTACACCTACCTGACCACCGTCTACTACACCGCCAGCGGCACGTTCACGAAGGCCGACTACCCGGGGATTAAGGCGGTGCGGGTCAAGTGCGTGGGCGGCGGCGGGTCGTGCGGCGGCGCGGCGACCACATCCTCCGGGCAGGGTGCGATCCCCGGCGGCGGCGGCGGCGGCGAGTACGCCGAGTCGTTCCTCCTCGCGACCGCGCTGGCCTCCGTGGAGACCGTGACCGTCGGCGCAGGGGGGGTGGCGGCCAGCGCTGGCAACAACAACGGCAACGACGGTGGCGCGTCCAGCTTCGGGGTCACGAAGGTGGTGGCCAACGGCGGCGAGCACGGCGACGGCTCGGCCGCCGGGTCCAGCAACCTGACCAACGCTGGCGGGGAGGGTGGCACCGGCGGTACCGGTGATCTGCTGATCGACGGGTCGGATGGTGGCACCGGCCGGCGGATCGGGGCGGACATCACCCAGGCCAACTACGGCGGCCACAGCCACATGTCCGGCTCCGCCTCGGCCGGCATCAGCAACACCACCGGTGAGCCGGGCCGGCTGTACGGCGGCGGCAGCGGTGGCTGCAACAACGGCGCCAGCGAGACCGCGAAGGCCTCTACCCCGGGCGCGGACGGCATCGTGGTCGTCGAGGTGTATGTGTGAGCCCCACCGACGACCTGACCCCATTGTTGGTCCCACCGCCGGACGGTAGCGGGCTGCGGTATGGGCAGGGCAAGTTGCTCGCCTGGGACCCGGCCACTTTCGAGAACACCGTCCTGTGGCGGGGCACCGCGTTGCACGATCTGCCGGTGCTGGCTGGCCCGGCTGCGCTCAGCTTCACTCCGGGGATCGTGGTCGGCTTGGTCGGCTGGTCACCCGGCGGCGGCGCCGGTTCGTGGGCCATCCTCGGCCAGTGGGTCACCCCTGGCACCGCCGCGGCCCCGGACCTGATCAGAAGGTTTTCCCGGAAGATCTTGGCGGAGTCGATAGGCATCGACGTGGTCCCCGGCACGTGCTCCGGTATCGCCAACACGTATGGGAATCCAGTTAGTGGAGATCCTGGGCCGTCGGTCACGGTGGACATTCTGAGTGGCACCATGCTGGTGGGGATGACCGCTCGCATGTCACTGCCCGCGTTCTCTGACGACGGCAGGTGGGGGCTGATGTCGTTCGAGATCAGCGGGGCCACCAACGTGGCCCCCGATGACCTCAGGGCTCTGTCCCACTTCTTCTTCACCGAATCGACCGAACTATTCTCAAGTGGGATCGGAATGTCTACGCTGCACGTGGCCACTGGGCTGAACCTCGGGCAGCACACGGTGACTGCCAAGTACCGTTCGCAGGACCTGCTGGGTGCGGCCACCAATGTGGCCTTCAGCGAACGGCACATGACGGTGATCGCGCTGTGACGAGAGAGGCGAGGGGGTGACCATGCGGTTGTTGTGGCTGGTGGATGTGCTCCGCGCGGCGGGGCTGACCGCCCGCGAGTACGACGGGTGGCGCACCCGCGGGTCCGAGTCGTGGGGGCCGCTGCGGGGTGTGATCTGCCACGCCACCGCCGGATCCCGAACCTCCACCGACGCCGGGGAGATGCGGGTGCTGTGGGAGACCGGCTCCACCTCCGCACCGGTGCCGATCTCCCAGCTGTACCTGTCCCGCTCCGGCACGTGGTGGGTGGGCGCGTCGGGCCGGTGCAATCACGTGCTGACCGGTGACAAAGGACCCCACCGGGGGTTCGGCAACTCGGCGCTGATCGGGGTCGAGGCCCAGAACGACAACCGGGGCGAGCCCTGGTCGGCGACGATGCTCGACTCGTACCAGCGGGGTGTGGCCGCGATCTGCCGGCACATGGGCTGGCCGGCATCCGTGGTGGTGGCCCACCGGGAGCACCAGTCGGGCAAGTCCGACCCGCTCGGGGTTGACATGGACGCGTTCCGCCGCCGGGTGGCGGCGCTACTGGAGGGGGACGACATGCCGCTGACCAACGACGATGTTAAGAAGATTTTTAACACCGACGGGATCATTCGCGCCCCGTCCTCGGCCGCCACCGCCGACACCAACCAGTTCTGGACCGCGGCCAGCTACCTGGCCAGCATCCGCAACTGGGCGGTGGCCGCAGCCGAGCGTGCCGCCAACATCGAGGCCCGGCAGGTGGC